CCCAGGTCGAATGTGATCCACGCCCCCTGCAGCGCGCACGGCGCATCGATCGACCAGGTCAGCTTAAATACCCGGTCGCGCGCCATGCCGAGGCGCTGCCACTGCAGACTGGTCTGGCTGTTGCCCAGGCCGCCGAAGGAGACCGGCACGGGGTTGCCGAAATGCTTTCCACGATCGTCGGACCACGACAGCCCGACGAGGTTGTCGCGCGCGTCGATCGACGGCCCGGTGCCGGTTTCCATATCCGCGAGAAATTCCCGGTAGAATATGCGCCGCGCCTCGCTGATCAAGTGCGGGAACGAGCGCTCGCGCTTGATTTGCCAGCCCGCGTCGTTGTGCACGTCGGGGTCGAGCGTGTAGATGTTGCCATATTGCCGGTCACCCGCGAGCAGGCCGGCGGCAGAGGGGTAGGCACATACGGCACGGTGCGCGTGTTCCACACCGTTGCCGTCGACCCAGGCCCATTCGTGCCATTCCCCGGTAAGCAGGTCGTAGACCCAGGTGTGGTCGGCCGCCGGGAACGTCAGCACGTAGAAAATGTGCCCGCCGATTTGATAACAGAACCCGATCGCGTCATCGATGCGCGGGTATCTACGGATCGCGTCCTCGATCGCGAAGGTCGAAATCCGTTTGCCCGTATAACCCGCCACCATCAAGACGATGCCCTTGCCGGTGCGATCGCGGCTCAGGAAGAACGCGCTGTTGTCATTGCCGGCGACCGAATATCTGGCCGCAGTCCCATAGTCGATGAACACGCCCTGCACCGATGCAAATTGCGAGAGCAGGAAGCCAGTCGTGGGGTCGATCACGGCGGCGTCGTAGAAGATTTCGGTGGTGCGTTCGCCCACCAGGATGATCTCCTTCTTAGCCACGACCAGCGTCACCAGCAGGTCGGCGGCGGCGCTCTTGGAGGCGACGTCCAGCGCGTCGAATGTGAGCGCCAGCGCACCGCTCCAATACATCTGCTGCGTGCCGGGCCGGTTGAGGACGAAGTAGGTGTCGATATAGTCGACGCGATCGGCGCCGAAGAAGTTAGGGTCGGTGATCGCCGCAAACGTGTCGTCAGCGAGATGGATTGACCAGCCACCCGAGCTGCCGTCGACGATGAGCATGTCGATCCCGTTGTCGGCCATGCTCACTTGTGTGGTCAACCCGGGTGTGATGTCGCCGAGGTGCGCGGGTGTAGGCTGGAGCAGACGGTATACGCCCTGCCCGGCCACAAAATAGATGTTGCTGTTGCTCGCCTGGCGCAGGGCGCGAACTGGCCCCCCTGTCACCGAGGCGAAGAGGCGCAGCCCCGGCGTCGGGTAGTGCGCGGCCGGCATCGGCTCGCCGTCCTGCGGCGGCTGCGGCTCGACGTAGAGGTTTAGGCAGCGCTGCGCGCTCGCAATGACGCTGCGCGCCTGATACGCGCCGCCGGTCAGGGGTATCTTCACCGCCAGGCGTAGCCGCTGAACGCATGCGCGCTGTCGGACGACACCACCGACACGCTGTTGCCCGAGGGAGCCAGCAGGTAAGTCTGGCCGGGCGCGATGCACGCCACGTTGCCACCTGGCGTGGTGGTCGCCGCCGCCGCGTCCATCTCATTGATGCAGAGGTTTGTGGTAGCGGTGGACGGGTTCTGCAGCCAGCCGCCCTTGAGCCGGTTATAGTGCGCCACCGCCGTGACCGCCGTGCCTCCGGTGGTCACGCTGGCGACATCGAGCGGCGCCAGGATGATCGCCGTCTGCGCTCGCGCGCCGCCAGCGAGCGCGATGCACGCCAGCGCCGCGAGGATCAGCTTTCCCATCAACATTCTCCTTTCGCTCACGGCGAGCGGCAGTATTCAACATTGAAGAAGTCCGAGGTGATCGAGCCGGCGACGCTGTTGGTCGAGTTCTGCCCGGTCAGCGTCAACACGATCGGCGCGGTGTCGGTAACGGTTGCGGTCGCCTTCGGCACCGACACGTTGTTGACGTTTGAGTAGAGGATGTAGAACGCCGACTGAGCGCTCGGCCCGGTCTTTACGATCCACACCTCGCAGAGGTTGGCGACCGTCGAGGATGGCGGCAGGGTCATCGTCACCAGCAGCGTGCCGCCCAGGCGCAGTCTGACGTTTTTGACATCGGTGGAGCTGAGCGGAACGCCCCGCGCCAACACATGGATCGTGTCGCCGACGTTCGCCAACATGTTCGCCGGGATCGTATACGACTGCAGCGTGTCCTCAGTGGTGTCGGCTCCATTGCCAACAATGGCGACGGGATTGTAGAGCGTCTGCCGCGCCCCGCTTTGAACGGCAGCGGAAAACGGCGGTGGCAGCGGCTGCGCCAGCGCCCGCTGCGGTAGCAGCGGCAGCGCCAGCAAGCCGCCCAGCAAGTGCCTTTTGCGCAATATCATGGTGTGGTGCTCCCGGTTACCGTGCCGCGCGCTCGCACATTGCCGCTGGCATCTACGCTCCACTGGTCGACACCGGCGACCACATAATACAAGCGCCCGGTTGCGGTGCGGTATTGCAGGTAAGCTCCCGCTGCGCTGTTCAGTGCTGCGCCGCCATTGAAGTCGACGATCTGTCCAGCCGACATGCGCACCGCAGCCACGGGCGAGGTGTAGCCGGACGGGGGCAACGCGCCGCGCGCGTCCACCACCTGATACGTGTTCATGTCGGTCGAGACGGCAAGGATCGATTTGGTAATTGAATTAGCCGAGCCGTCGGCGAGGATGCCGAAGCTGATTTCACCCGGCAGGACCGCGCCCGTGCCGCCATACTCGTAGAGCGAGAGATGCAGCCCCATGCGGATGCCGATGCCACCGGTCACACCGCCGCTGAAGCCGTCATCGACGTTGTTGGCGCGGAAACCCATCTCCAGGCCGAGAAGCGGGCCGCCGGCCGAGGATGGCAGGTTCTGGTCATCGTCGGCGGTGATGTGGGCACCAGCGGCCCACGCTTTCCCATGCTTATGCTGCGAAAACGAGCCACCGACATTCTGTGGCCAGCCAGCCTGGTTGCTGTAGGTGTCCATCGAGACGTTGACGCCCCACATCGAGGTGACGGCGGCGGTGTTGTCCTGGCAGACGATGTTGAGGACGTTGTTGACGAAGCCCGCCGTGCCTCCGGCGGCGGTCTGGTTGTGCTCGATGCGCAGCACGCCGCCTGCGTCCGCTTTCCCCGACCTGGTGATGAGCTGCTTAGTGCCGGCAGAGAACGTCTCGAACAGGTCACCTTTGCCGACGCGGTTGAAATTCTGTGCGAGCGGAAGGCCGGTGCTGACCAGTGCAGCAGCGGACGCCGTGGTTACCCTGCTGGTAACCCAGGAAGTGCCGGAGCCGCTGACGATCGTCGTATCGTTGGGCACGCCCGGGCCCTGGATCGTCGCCCCGATGCTGATCGTGCCAACCACCGAGCTGACCGTCAGGCTGGTGCCCGATCCCGTGCCGGTGAATGTCGCACCGACAGCGGTGACGCCATCGACCACATAGTGCACCGGCCCTGCGGGGATGCTGTTCTGGACGCCGCCCCAGGTGATTGAGGAGATGCCACTCGGTATGACCAGCGACTGGTTGAGATTGAGCTGTGCCAGTGCAGCACCAATACCCGCGCTGTCACTGGCTACACCATTGAGCGTTGCACCGAAGTCGAGGACGTTCTTAACCTCGCCCGCGCGATCCTTGGCCGCGCGCGGCGTAGTGCCCTCAGTCGCGGTGTAGGTGAGCGAAGCCGAGGCCGCCGCCTGCACGAACGCGGTGGTGGCGACCGAGGTGCTGCTATCGCCTGGAGCCGGTGTCATCGCGATGGAGCCGGCCGGCAGGCTGATCGGTTTGGTGCCCGACAGGTTGGTCCCGTCGAATGTCAGTTTGCCTTGCGGGAAGCCCGGCACGCCGATGACGACACCAAGCGCTGCGTTAACCAACCCGGCTTCCGAGGTGATGTCGCCGTTCGCCTGGATGGTGTTGCCGACGATCAGCGTGGAGGTGTTGACGGCGTCGGCATTGTAGTTGGTCTTGTCGTCGCCCAGCAGCAGCAGGCCTTCGCGATCATCGGGGAAATTGCGCACCCAGTGCGGGGTCTGCGTGTGCAGCACGCCGCCAACGGCGATGTCGCCATGCCAGATGTGACTGCCGGCGAACGCAGAATGATCATCAAATGGCTGCGCCGAGTTATGCTGCAGGCCAACCGACACCCTGGAGTTTATCCCGCTGAACCCGGCGACGTGCACACCAAATTTACCGAAGTGATCGTAGGAGAACACCGAATTGGTGGCTTCGCAGACATTATCATCAAAGCGGCTGTTGTTGAATTGCACGACGCCGTTGTTACGATCCCACAGGAAGACGATGTCGGTCAGCGTCTCCACCTCGCAGTGGATATCCAATATTGAATGCCCGGTTTTGGAGAAGAAGATCGCGGGCGCCGACCATGACGCGGCATACCCGGCCCGATTGGTATAGCCGCCGCAGCCGACGACCGAGAAGGGGATCGCGCCGCCATTGCAGTTGGACGAGCCGTTGTCCTCCAGAAACCCAACGAAGCTGGCGTGCGTTTGATATGCCGGCGCGTCCAGCTTGTTATAGGAATTGTCGCCGTCGATGACCTTGCCGAAGGTGGGGTGCCAATTCGGATCGGTCGGCGCAACCGGGACCGGCCACGGCATCGCGTTGCCGCTCTGCATGTTGATGACGTGGAAACTCTCCGCGTTAGCACATATGACCGAGGCAAAACTAAACCACCCGGTGCAGGTGATGTCGCGAAGGGACAGCCCGTTGCACCGCAGATACGTGTCCGAATAAGCGAATACCATGCCGGTATCGGGCGGGAAGAGTTGATCCCCATTGAGAACGAAATCACCGACCATGCGATATGCCGCCGCGCCCGACGCATCCCAGGCGCGCAGGCCTTTCGCAGCGGAATGGATGCGCACCCCGGACACGCGCAGGGTCACACCGTTCTGGTTGAGATTGCGCGCGTTGATGCTGCCGAGTGCGAGATATTGGCCGGGCCGCAGGATCGCTTCGATGCCGCCGCCGTTGGCGTTCATCAGGTTGCGCGCGTCGGCCAGCCACGCATTGATCTGCGATGTGTTGTCGGTGCCGAAACTGACAGCGACAGGGGTTGTGCGCACCGGGTTGTCGATCAGCAGCGTGATGTCGGTGGAGGCGCCGGCTCGCGTTGTCGCGAACGGGACACCGGAGCTGCCAGGGGCGCCCGCATAAGCGCCATAATCCTTGAAGGCCAGGACAGCCGGAACGATGTTCAATTTGACGACCGCGCCCGTGAGGTAGGGCACCGTGTTCAGCGTCACCGCCGCCGTCGCCGCATGCGTGGTTGGCCGCGAGATAGTGATCGTGGTGCCGGCGATAGTTTGGATGGTGCTTCCGGCAGCAGGGTCGGTTGGGTCATTGCCGCCGGTCAGGCCGGGACCGTAGATGAGCTGTCCCACAACCACGCCTGTCGGCAGCGTTCCCGTCGCCACGATGGTCGTCGAATTGTTCGCGAACGTCGCCGGGAATGTCAGCTCGTGCTTGTTGTCGTTGAAATCGACGTTGCGCGGCCCGCTGTTACCGTAGCCGACCGTTGCCGTGGCCGACAGCGTTGCCGTCAGTGACGGACCGTCGACATGCGTCACCGTCGTGCGCGGCGGGTAGGCCACCACGTTGTTATCGTCGACGGCGAAGACCAAAGCGCCCGCATGGATCGACGGCATCACCAGTGAACTGACCTGGCCACTGTCCAGCGTGATGACGGGGTCGATAGTATTCCACCGCGCCGGGAAGGTGATTTTCTGCGGATCCGCCCGCAGCGGCTCGGCGTTGGCATCCTCCACATCGAACCAATAGGCGCCCGGGTCGGCACCCGTGGCAGAGTCGAGCGTAAGCGCCGGCAGTAGCGTCCCGGTCGCATCGACCGTGCCGGAGAGGACGACGCGCCGACCATAGCCGGTGGTGCCGCGCAGCAGCACCGCGCCCACCGGGCCCCCGCTGCCTGAGTTCACCACCGTCGCGCTCAGCACCTGGGTCTGGATAACCTGCACCGCCGCCGGGCGGATGGCGGGAGCAACCAGCGTCAGCACGTCACCGATGAACGATCCGCCGGCACCAGGAGCGGCGACGTCGATATTCCAAGGCGTGCTATTGGGCCCGCCGACGATGTTGGTCAGGCCGCTGAAGGCATGCGCAACAGTGTGGTCAACGTTTACAGTCGTGCCGTTCGCAGACGTAATCCGCACGATTGCCGGCTGGCTAACCGGATCGAGCGGATCGATACCGCCCGCCGGCATGATCAGATACTTGCCGACGTCTCCCGGGGCAAAATTGGCCCCGGCGATGTTGACGGTAACGCCGGACCAGCTGACCGGGCCGGCGAGGGTCGTGTAGTCGCCGACCGCCTGGTGCACATCGCTGCTGACCGTATCGCCGACAGCGGCGGTGCCGATCGCCGCCGCGTTGGCGATGGCGGCATTGAGATCCGCCGCCAGCAGCACATCGCCGGTCGACCAGGGATAGCCGGTATTGCCGTCGTTCACAGGACTGCCTCCGAGCCAACGATCCACGCGCGATTGAGCCCGCGCCCGCTCCAGCTCGAGACGTCGCCGCCGCGCCCGCCGAGGATGCCGGGCAGCGACAATGTTGAAATCTGTGCATTCGCCAGCCGGATCGTCTCCAGCGACGCACGCGCCTGGCCGAGCAGCAACGGCGTGATCTGCGCGCCAGGGAGGCGCAGGGCGAGGTTGTTGACGATCGCGTCGAGATATTCCGGGGGCACCAGCAACTGGTCGGTGAGGTGCACGTAAACCGGCAGCTGCGCCTTGGTGAAGATGTGCAATTCATAAAGACCGCTGGGCGGCACTGGGTAAAACGTCACGCGCCCCATCGGAAAAGCGCTGTCGTAGAACATCACCTCGGGAATTGATTTCAAATCCTTGATGGTGATTTTTCCCCAATCCTCCTTGGCTTCGATGATCGCCAGCGGAATGTCGACCGGGTTGGGACCGGCGAACGGCTGAAACCGGACGAACCCGCCATGCAGCTTATCGGGCCGCGGCATGTTGAAATCGCCGCCGGGGCCGACCGAATACCACTGGCTGCCGGTCGACACTTTCGCCGTTTCAGCCTCGTTCCAGACCAACCAGCGCTTGCGCTGCCACTGTCCCAGCATCATCACCAGGAGGCTCGTGGCGTCATTCATGTCGGTCGAGGTATCGGACACCCGCTGCTGGTCGTTGATGCGCCCGGCCAGGCGCAGCGCCAGCACGCAAGCCTGTCGCACGGTCGCAGGAACGCCTGTGGCCAGGGGGGCGATCTGCTGGGCGTTGATAGCCTGGATCAGAGACAACGCCCTGTCAGCGCGGTCCTGCAGGATTTTCGGCACCTCCTGCCCCCAGAGGTCACGCAGGCGCACCGCGAGGTTGAGCACGATGGCGTTGCGCGTACCCGGCAGAAAATCACCGGTAATCGGTGTGTCGAAATCAACCAGAACATCAGGCAGGTCGCCGGGGATCACACGTACCTGACGCTCACGCTCCCACTCCTCGATCATCTCGGC